GAAACGATGGACGGGAAGCAAACGCTGTAACCGTTTAAACGCCGACCCTCGATTGCAAGCATGAACGGGATGTTCTTGAAGTCATCGGGTTCAACGTAGCCTGACTTCATCAGCACCTGATTGGTCAGATGTTCAAACAGCGCACGTGCATTCGGTGCGTAGCCTGAGTCGATCACGCACTGTTCGATGCGTGGATCTTCAAGACCGTTGATCAGGGCAGAGACATACGCACCGTGATCGTCACGTGCTTTGTTCCACGCACGGTCAGTCGTGAACCACAGGTGGCCCAACTCATGCAGTGCGTATCCGATCAACTGGTTGAACAGGCCAGCCTCGACTTGCTTGGTCTCATCGATGCCGGGGAAGATTACGTGAACACCGTCTTCACCACGTGATACACCAGCGGTGCGACCCGTCCACGAAATCTTCAACTTGTCGAAGCGATTGCCTGTGCTTTTGTACACACGCTCTAGCGTGGCCTCGACACCACGCTTTGCATCTAGTGCAAGCATACGACCTCCTTACTTGAGTGCTTGTTTAAACTCATTGACGTTGATCTGCGATGAGAACACGCCCAACAACTCAGCCGTGCAGTCAGCAGGGAACTTGTTGATGATTGCGTTGTTGAACGCAACCTCAACAGGCAGACCCTTGCGAACCGAACGTGCCCACGCAAACAACTGTCGCAGAGACGGTGGCTGTGTCAACAAACCAGCACGTGCTTTTTCACGTGCAACGTTTGCAAACTTGACGATCAGTCCAGCCGCATCAATCGGCAGGCCAGTGCGACCAGCGATCAGGTCACGCTCTTGATCTGCGGGGAGATACTCAAACCGCAGAGTGAACGAGAAGCGATCAAGAAACGCAGTGTTCTGCTCACGAACGCCAGCGAAGTTACCGGACGTGTCACCGTGACCGTTGCTGTTGTCAGCACCGAAGAACACGACATGCTGTGCAACACCGATGCGCTGACCTGTCTCGCTGATGGTGATCGAACGATGCGGCGAACGCTCACACAGCGCATGGAGTGCGGCGAGTGACTGGGCACGTGCGAAACCAATCTCATCAAGCAGAACGATTGCACCGGGATGCTGAATCGCCTGCACGATGATTCCGGGTTTCCAAACAACGTTCGATGATTCGATGCTGTTGCCACCGATGAAGTCGGCACGTTCAAGTGCCTCATCGAAGTTAACCCTGAACAAGCGGCGCTTCAGACGTGCGGCTAACTGTGCAACGAATTCAGTCTTGCCTGTGCCACGTTCACCAGCAAGCCACACATTGTCAGGCAGTGGATCATCAAGAGCGATCAGTGCCTGATGCAGATGCGATGGGTTGAACACGTAGTCAGCAACCAACTCAGGGCAGTGTGCGTCATTCCACACGCCAACCTGAAGATCACCGAAGTCGATGCCCTCATACTTGGTTGCATCAGCACCGAACACGTCACGTGCAGTCTGCACCTCGAAAGAACCGACACGTGATGCCAGCGTTTCGATCTGCACTGGTGTGACTTCTTTGCGAAACTGATCGAACAACTTGGACACAGCCGCATTGATCTCCGATGCAACCTTGGATTCATCGGGCTTGGTGATGGTGCGAACGTGCGACTCAAGCGAAGAAGACAACTGACGAAACTCATTGGTGATGTTGTCAAACTTCTTGTTGATGTTGTGCTCCAGTGTGAACACACGGTTCAGTGTGTCCTGCGCCTCTTGCACAGCGTTCTTGGATGCAACGTTGCTTTCGTTGATCTGCTTGACCAAGTCATCGTCAATCGAAGCACTGGGCTTCACGATGTTAGCCGCCTTGGTGTTGATCACCTCATCCAGCGAGATTGCCGCACTGTCGATGAGACGTGTGACTTCCTGCTGTGCGAGTGACTTGTCAGTCACGGGCACAAGACCCTGCTGGGTCAGCACCGTGTTCAACTGAGCGAGAGAAAGCAGGGCGATACGTTTCTGAGTAAATGTTGCCATCTTGGTTAGCCTCCGAAGATTTAAGCGAGAACGAATTGATTGCTGTCAGCAGGACACACAGGCAGTCCCTGATCAGCCCACGTCTGAGACAGACGCACCGTGTAACCACAGGTGGGGCACACTGCCTTGAGCATCCGGGTGGATTGCTTCTTGCGTATGGCCTCGATGTTTAAACGGGCATGAGGATACGCACCCAGCGATTCCAACAGGTTGGCGAAGTTTTTCTTGAACGTCTCACCAGCAACTGTCGAAGTCGGTTTGCCCTCCAGCCACAGCGAACGGGCGCACTTCTTGAACACAACGTCATGACCGTGACCGTCAGTGGCGGCATGGCACAACTCATGGACAAGGGTTGCGAACACTTGCACCGGATCGTCAACCACGGGAGAGATCAGGATCTCATGGTGATTGTCGTTCGATGCGGCGGGAGACCAGTGCTCACCGATGAATCGGTTGTTGGCACGGGCACGGCTGGAAGGAAAGCCGCACGTCACCCGGATGCGTTCGGGCAGTGCGAAATTGACAGAGTCAAACACAGGGCGCAACTCAGCGACAGCAGTGTTGAGCCACTCTTCACGATTGGTATGCATGATTAGCCTCACTTGAAAAGAGAAAGAAAAGTTTCACGTCCGATGCACTCACCCATGTGGCGTGATCCATCGGCATACACGAACAACTGACCGCACCCGCTGAACCAGTCAAGCAGTGCTACTGCGAAGACGGTTGCGAATGCAAGCACGAACAACGAAGACAAAAGAAAACGAATCATTGATAAGCCTCCCTGATGAGTGCCCGTGCTTGATCCAGCGGATCAGGCACACGGCTGGGGTCAGGTTCCTGACAAACGCCCTGCCCGATTAACTGCGAAGCAGTGCGTCCGAACCAGCCCTGCAACTTCCATGCAAGACCCGTGTCGATCAGCAACTGCCATGCCTCAATGACCTGATCTTCTGAGTCAGCGTCAATGAAACCCTCTGCGATACCCACTGCGGTGAATGTGTCCATCTTAAAAAAGCCTCCTGAGTTTGATGATTTAAACCGCCTGATGGCGGTGCTTCTGCTTGCGGGAATACTTGGTGCGAACAGTGTGCCGTCCAGCACCACACGAACGTGCGTTCTTAGCCACGTAATTGCGCTGTTTCATTTCGGTTCCTTTCGATGGTTTGTTGTTGTAGATCGGCAAGCACTTCCTTTGCCCGTTGAAGGGACGGCAGGCGAATGCCGAAGTTAAGGTTGAGCAGGACGATTGCGTGAGCCGACATTTGTGTGTCGAAGTCATTGTTTGCACGACCAAACAGCATTGCCTGAGAAATCAGATTGGCAAGACGTTCCTGTGTTTTTTTGCTGAGTTTCATAAAGCCTCCTTAGTTTCACGATGTTTAAACGATGCGAGACGCATCCTCGCCAGCACTGCGAACAATGCTGGCTGGGATTAGCCCCCGAACATTGAATGCGTGTGCCGAATAGGTAGGTGGTCACTGTGCATTCAATGGGTTTGAGATTCATTTGCGGTTTTATCCACTCATGGGATCTCACCCCCCTCTTGAGCAGTGTCACCCGCTCTCCCTTTGGTTTCCCTCCGGAGTCCACCAGTTTTGAAGCCCGGTGTCGCCACGTTCGGGGAAAGACTGCCTTGACTACGATCCCCTGCAACCTTATTTAGAGACGCAATGCTATGGGCGCTGTGGCCCGTTGAACGTCTGCCCTTTTCGATTCCGCTGGCCCCGATTAGGTAGGTGGTGGCTGGCGGTATCCGGTAACTGGCATCTGACCGAAATGAGAGTTTAAACCAAGTGCTAGCACGAACGCAAGTGGGGGTGCTAGCACCAGTCTCTAGGCTGTGGTCAGCCAGCAACAGGCCACGGCTGGGGGCGGCTGGGCCGGGGATCTAGCCCGGAGGGCAACAGTCCGTCAGCAGAGGCACAGAGAGTCCATAGGAAGTCCACAGGGGTGTTTACACAGGTCAGATGAGAGATGGTCAGAGATGACTGGCTCATGAGGTGAGCCATGAGGCACGAACAGGTCATTGACAGATTCTGTTTAAACAGCGAAGGTCAATTGCATGATGCTTGGGGCGAATACAAGCACGAACGATATGAAAAGGATTGAAAAGGGGCCGAATGATGGATCGTAATGAACTGATCGAAAAACTGGAGTCAGGTGCAATTGCAATCGATGTCGATGATGCAAGCACGAACGCTGAGGAAAAGAGCGAAGCGATGCAGACTGCTGTGGCAAAGATAAGAGAGAAAAGAACAAAGACAGGAAAGGTCTATGGAGTAAAGACAGAAGAGAAGAGTAAGAGACTTACACCGCAACAGCACGTCTTTGTTCAGGGGATTCTGAATGGCAAGACTCAGATCCAAGCCTACAGAGATGCATACAACGTGCGAACAGAGAATGACTCGACAATTGCGGTCAGTGCGAACAGGCTGATGAAGAATCCGAAAATATCTGCACTACTGGGGTCTTTCGAGGAGTCTCTCAAAGAAAAGATCATCGAAGACGCAGTCAGGACTCGTAGGTTCGTCATGGAACGTCTGCATGACAGAGTGACCAACGCCAAGACAGAGTCAGTGGAACTCAAGGCTCTCGAACTTATGGGCAAAGCAGTGGGCATGTTCACTGATCGTGTGGAACAGACAGTGGAGCAAATCAACCCTGAGAAACTCAAAGAAGAACTCAAGGCACATCTCACACTGCTCGAAACCGTAACACCGATAAAGAAACGCAGTGCCTAACTTAGGCAATGAGTGTCGATTGAAGGAAGGCAAGCAAGGCAATCAACGAAGGCAAGCATCGCATTGTGTTTAAACAGTGTGATGCTATTCGTTGTCATTGATGCTGGGTGACGGCTTGATCGATTCGTCAGGCCGCTGACCCCACCGCCCACCCACCCACCTGTACACGCTGACACCCCCCTACCGCCTATACGCTGTAATCCCCACATCCCATCACCACTCCATACCCAACACGAACGTTCTCATCCCCCCCCCCTTCACCCCCAGAAG